TTTTCATATGTTTTATTGGTGCATTGAGACCAAGTAGATGCGTGACAAATACGATTTTAATATCATCATCGGGTAAATTATTTGTGTCAAAACTGTAATTATCGAGATTTATATCGCAAAATACGGGTTCGAGACCTAATTGAAAAACGGGTGCTACATTAGTTACCCATGTACATGCGGGTACGAGAACCTTTGAACCATTTGGTATTTTATAATGTTCTTTTATCGCTGCTAAAAGAAGTAAATTTGCCACACTTCCCGAAGTTACAAATAATGAATGTTTACAATCAAGCCATTTACTCCATTCTTTTTCAAATTCTTCTACTTTTTTACCACATGTGTACATATCTGTTGAAGTTATAAACTCGATAAGTTTTAATTTATCGGATACAGTTATTGCATTATCCATTAACTTCCAGTTCATTATTACATTTTTTTCGTATAGACCCTTTAATATAATTAATTTTTATCAATACTTTTATAAAATGAATCCTGATAATCTTGTTTTTCTATACTTTTAATATGCCAAAGTGATAAATCTGGTATTGCTTGTAAAGCTATAGTTTTTTCGGAACCGGTTATGGTTTCATGTAGACCCTTTTCCCATTGTATTTTAGAATTATTTTTATATACACGTCCTTGGAAATCTGGCCAGTTTATCCACCCAACTTCATTAATCTTAAAATTGTATTGTTTTAACCATTTATCGGTGTACCCGGGTATTATATTAATTCTGGGTATATAAATGAGTTCTGCTTCATTACTTTTTATGATATGTTTTATACTTTTTATTAAATTTTCCCGGGGTATTTCATCTGCATCTATAGCGAATATATAATCACCTTTACACAATTTACCATGGTAGTTTCGATGTTCCGCAAAATTACCGCAAAATTTTCGTTCGAATATAGACAAATTTTTATATTTACTTAAAACATTTCTAACATCATCAGTAACCTTAGAAGAATCAACAAGGATATTTATATCATCTTCTTCGTCTTTTACATGCGTTAAAAAGTTTAAAAGGTCATTTAATTCACGGGATTCTGTACATACACATATAGCATACGTTATCTTCATGTATGATATATGTTTATTGTTTTTAAATAGGGGAGGGTGGTTTGTAATTAAAATAGTTTTTATCTATAGATTCTAAATTTCGTAGAATAAGCATGTTATTTAATGTATGATTTGGAATATCGGTACCAGTTTCTTTTGCAGCTACATGATGAAGTGCATTTTCATCAAATCCATATTCAAGTTGTTTTAATTGGCCCAAATTACACTCACGTGTAAATACTGTGCGCCTTTTTATACCGTGTTTTTCGAGTAGATTTGAAATTAACATATCATCGTTCCATGTTACATGCGAAAGTTCCTTAAATTCATCTAATATTTTACGCAGCCATTCCGTTTTATACATACACGAACCATATGCTTCAATTACATCAACAGGTGGATCTATATGACTTCTAGGATATTGTCCTTTAAAGTATGTTTCAAAGCTAAACCCTGATAAACCCCAAACACTTTTTGATTCTTCTCTAAAGAAACTATCAAGGAGATGTCCAATCATACGTTTTGGGTAAATTGTATCATCGCATACGACTATAAGCATATCAGCATCTGTTCCATTTACAATAGGTGAAAAAGCTGATGTTCCGGGTCCTAAATCTTCACAATCCCTGTTTATTATTACATTTTCACCAAAATCTGTATAAGGAAAATTACCATCCCAATCAGGAAATCTCTTATATTGTTTAGGTATATTAACCCATATTTCATTGTAAAAATCTAGATTTTTGAGATTTTCTATATGATTTTGTATATATTTAAAACGGGGTGGTATTGTAGTAAAACTTAATATCACTTTCATATAGAGTATTATTGAATATATTCTATAAGTTACTTAATTAAAAAAATAATATCATAATACTCTATATGTTCGAAGAAGAGTTGAAATGTATTGATGCACTTAACACGGAAAATGTTAAGAATATGGCGCATCTTGAGAATGTTTTAGAGTTTCATAAAATACACATGTCTAAAGATGATGACAAGTATATATTAGATGAATATTCGGCATGTGATAAGGTAAGTAAAGATGTAATATCGTGGTACTACCGTAATAAAAAAATACTTGATCAGATGAAAGAATGGTCAGATATTTATAAAGAAGAATTAGTTCAGTATAAACAGAAGGTTTCAGATGTTAAGAAAAGAATAAATGATTTGAAAAAACATTAGTATAATTTTAAAATTTCAGCAACTGCTGGGTGTCGCAAAATGTCTTCATCGTCCATGATGACATGTTCGATATATTCCAATTCTAAACCCTTTATTCGTTTAACCAGGTCAGCGAGACCATTTCTCGCGCCTAAATCACTCTGTTTCAGGTCACCCATGACGATCATTTTTGAGTTATCACCTAAACGCGTTAAAAGCATTTTCATTTGATTAGGTGTACTATTTTGCATTTCATCTGCTATTATAAACGAATCATTGAATGTTCTACCTCTCATAAATCCTAATGGTTCTATATAAACGTGTTTTTCAAGTTGGTTTCTCGTAAGGTAATTTTCAAAAACATCCATCATAGGTCGAGTCCAGGGTTCCATTTTTCTCTCCATTTCACCAGGTAAGTATCCCATATCTTCATCGGCTGCCACTATTGGACGCGTAAGTATGAGTCGTTGACATTCCCTGTTTATGATTTTTTCCGCGGCTATTTGACAACCAAACATGGTTTTGCCTGAACCAGCTGGACCAGTTGCGATTATAATTGGTTTATGGGACTGTATAACCCTCAAATATTCGCATTGTCCAGGGGTTTTTGGGAAGCTCATCTGTATAAAATAACTTAAGGTTTTTTTCTTATGTATTTATATAATGGTTTATCGTAGCTTAAATACCTTTACTGGTACTTTATCCATTAATCGGGTGGGTAAAAGAAAAGGAATAATTACTAGATCTGAATCACAACCTAACTATGCGTATTCTGATCAGACTTTTGACGATGTTAATACGATGTTAATAAAATATTTTACATTTAGATCTCTACAATACACAATAAGTCAAGTTTATGAAACGGATACATCACTCATGAAATTGGAATTTAATTGGTTAGTTGATTTTGCAAACGAGAATAAACCAAGTTCAGGTGATCCTTTTATAGAAGCTCTATATGAGGCGGGTAAACCAGAGCTTGCAAATAGAATAATGACAAATAGAGATGGGTTAATGAGGCAATGGATACATGAAATAACAAGCACAGGTGGTTTAGATGCAGGTATAGCAATGACTAAACATAATATGAATTTGTCGATAAAACAATTAGATAAATCACTTAATCTGGCTATAGAACCAAGTAAGTCTCTGGATGAAGTATAAAGGTTTTTCTCCATATAATATAAGATGCAGCAGTTTCATTTTATAGGTATTACACGGGGTGGGTACTCTACTATAATAGATCCAGAGGGTAAACCCCGTATAATATGTTTTAGCAAAAGGGAAATAGCCCGTAAATGTATAAGTTATATATCTGAATACCGTTCTGCATACGGTGTATGGCCAGATACAAACTTACAGATTCCAGTGGCGCGTATAAATCCAGATCCATTAGCAAAAAAGAGAACTCCCGAAGAAATAAGGAAATATATTTATTTAGAAGAAAAAGTTCATAGTCAACTTAATGAAATGTCTGCCGGAACGGGAATATGTTATTTTTACTGTCATACTTTTGATTACAATGATGATTTATTGAGAATAAAAATGTCGGGTCAAAAAATTGAAGGTGAAGTAGATGATGGGTACTATAAATCACGTTTGGATATTAGGTTAAAGATTGTATAAATATATAATATAAATGTCTTTTGTTAAACAGTTTGATCCAACTAAAAAGGAACATGTGGAATGGTTACAGAAAATAGATGTATCCATGTCTAAAGCGACTAATCAAGAAAAGTATGGTAGTATTGATTTCATGAAAATAGTAAACGATAATCCATTTGGTATAAAGATGACAAATCCCATGGAATGGGCTGAATCACATTTTCAACTCTGTATGAAGTTTACTCAAGCTGTCTTCAGAGGAGTAGCTCATATTCCTACTCAGAGGGCGACTGATTAAATGCGCGGAAGATCTTGTTCGTGGACGTGTTTCTTTTGTCATCTGATGATACTCCTTGAGTGTAAAATCTTGTGGTTCGGAATCTTCATCCATGCGTATGAGTAAAATCCTACCCATAACAGTCATGTTTGTAAAGGGTCTGGGGAGTCTATTTAAATTCATCGATAATTCAAATATGGATGATTCACATGTAACTATGACAACAGATTTTTCAGGCCATTGTCCTAAAAATGTAACTTTACCCCTTAAAATTTTAAAAATTTCATTTTTTTCCGGTGAAATATCTAAATTTATTTCATGAATATCATTTTTACCCTCATTTATTAAAACTGCAATTGTCATTCCTAGGATGTACAAATAAAAAAGTTGCTTTTAATAAATGAACAAAGTTATCTTATCATTAATTGCGCTCCTTATTGTATTTTTTATACTTAGACAAACTGAGTTATACACAAATCTCGTATTAGATACGGAATGGAAGGAAACACGTAATAAACCACTTACTACATCCGATCCATTCAATACATGCTCCCCTGAATCTTTTTCTGAATGTAAAAAAGTTAAAATGCCACACTTAAGTAGAGCTTAAGATATACTATAAATAAAATGTTATCCAGACAATATGCTCTTAAAAAATATGCTGAATTACTTGGTTTATCTGAAAAAGATACTATATGTATAAATCTCGAAAAGTCTACTTATAATTCAACCATACGAAAAACAAATGAACTGGGAGATGTACCAGCGGCTGAGAATCGGTTTTTTGTAAATAGATATAAACATACATTTCTCAAAATTAAACATAATTTAATATATTCACCGACACTCAAAGATCGTATTTTAAGTGGGGACCTTAAACCCAAAAGTGTTCTAGAATTATCACATCATGGTTTATGGCCAGATGGACCATATGCACATTTGTTAGAGAAGAATATAAGAGAAAATATGAAAAAGGATTGGGTTACGAATATGATTAGTGACCCAAAATACAAGGGTATGTTTAGGTGTAATCGATGTAAATCGTATAAAACAACCTTTTATCAAATACAAACACGTAGTGCCGATGAACCTATGACCGTATTTGTTACGTGTCATAATTGTAATTCTAGGTGGAAATCATAATTTTTAGTGCATATTGTGTATCAGTGAGATCGGTATCCATATCACCAACAGATAAAACATAATTTAATCCTGATTTACGTTTTACATTACCTTTATTATATGCTGGTGTTATGACAAGTGCATCATACGGTATACCGTATTGTTTGAGTTGGTATTGCGTAATTTCTACAGTTCCCATTATAGCTGGCCGAGCTGTGATAATAATAATTTTATACCCTAAATGTTTAGCATAATGTAATAACTTAATAATAGGAACATTTGCCTTACCATTCGTAAAAATAAGAGTATCATCTATATCAAACATAACTGCGTCTTTTTCGCCAATCTCTCTATTTTTAAGAATTGCTTCCATATAATATACTTTAAGAATTAAAACGATAAAATAAAAATGGAAAATCAGATTATAGACGTTGATTTTGATGATGGGTATACATCTATAGCTAGAATATTAAAAGATGATTACAGTGACTATGAAGTAGCACTGCTTGAATATTATGGTGGTGGAGAATGGAATTTTGATACAGAGGATACTATTTCTATTAAAAAAGATTGTGTATCTGGATTTTATGATACTATAAAACTTGAATGTACGGGGTTATACGAAAAACTCACGAATGGTATGTATGCTGAAATGGAGGAGGATGATGATTTTGAGTTTGAATTATATACATCAGACGAAGATCAATCTGATTCGGATGTATCACTTGATGATGAAGATTATTTATAATGTCGGTGTATTATAAATGAAAAACCAATATATGTTACCTGCTTCCATAGTGATCTTAGTACTTCTTTATACCTTTATGTATAATCCAAATAGAAGTGAAAAATATTGTGGCGCGTGTGGATTAAAGTAATATCACTATATAATACAAATGGACCCCTTTAAGAAGCGTGTTACGAAAAACGACAAGAAAGCTAAAAAGGGGTTATATACACAAAAGTATATTAGACTTAAACAGGAGACTCTTAATACTAATAAGAAAGAAGATGGCGCCGTACAATCCACCAAATGCACACTACAGTCAAATGGACGTGTCAATGTATGACGAAGAAGACATTTTTAAATTTATTGGTAAAAGTGGTAAGAAGTTTTACTGGTTGACGCGATACCTCGAACTCTCATACATGTGGTATGATAAGGAACGTAAAGTTATTGAACTCTGGGGACCTTATGAATCACTTCAAAATTTTCAAGCGCACCATATTTTAGAATGTGAATTAGACCTAAGTTGTAATAAAATTTTAGTAAATTAAGATAAGATGGTAAAACTCATACCCGGAACCTTTTTACATAATATCGTTTATGGAAATACCACTATAGTACCCGAACGTAAACCATTTTATGTTCAAAACGCGGATGATTACGTGAGACTTTTAAAAAAGAATTACGAGTATTATGGTGTTCCATTTAAAAACCCTAATGTTGAAGAAATACCCCCTTACGATAAAGTGGGTGATAATATTGAAACACATGTTGAATACCTCGACCAAATTGTAGTTAAATTAAACGTGTTAAAATCTGGTAAAGTTCGTGTAAAACTATTACCACATATGGCCATTTTAAACGAAAAGTATTATTCCAAATATAAACCACCACCGATAAAGAGTATAACAAGTGCATTAAAAGCACTCGGACATTCACAAAATTTTATAGAGTCTACACTACAAAAATATAAAAAACGCAATCAACTTATTGAAAAGAGATGGAAAATACTCGAGAAAAAGTTTGATGCACCTTCGAAAGTGGTAAAGAAAACTAAAAAGAAAGTAGAAGTTGAAGAAGAAGTGGGAGTCGACTCCGAAGATGATGAACCCGATGAAAAGAAAGATGATGATGAACCCGAAGAGGATGAAGCAATTGAAATTGACGACGAAGGTGACGAAGAAGTTGTCGAAGATGATTATGTTTCAGATGGGGGCGACGATTAAAACTTAAGTTAGACTTTTTTTAATAAAATACAAATTACAAAAATGAATATATTTTTTCTCTCAATGAACCCCGAGGAGCTTGCTTATATGTACTGTGATCAACATGTAATCAAGATCTTACTCGAAATATGTCAAATGATGTATACAGCATGGTTTTACTCGGGTCAAACCGATTATGTAGAATCAAATGCACCTTATACCGTAAACGGAAAGCGTCGAGGATACAAAGCTGCACATAAAAAGCATCCTACAACATTATGGATATCATCAAGTATTGATAATTATAATTTTGCGGGTGAAATAGGTATGTGTCTTGCACTCGAGTATAAAAAGAGGTTCGGTAAAGTGCACGCATGTTCTAAACATATACTTTGGTTATATGAAAATAAACCTTCACATTTCGAACTTCGCGAAAGTGAAACTGCATATTATCCAACACGTGATTTTAAACCCGGGCTCACGCGAATACCAGCATGTATGCCCGACAAATATAAAGTACAGAGTATTATTGAATCGTATAAATTATATTATACAGGTGAAAAAGAAAGTTTTGCGAGATATACTAGAGTTTAATTTAAATTTATATTACAAGATGAACTGGAGACGGTTTCGTAGAAGGTTCTGTAAACGTTTAAGAAAAAAACGTAAAAAGGTAGTAGAATTTATAGAAAATCACGCGTTCAATTTATTTTTAATATCTTATTTAATTATAATGGTGACCTTACCAGTTGTAAATAGAATATTTAGTTCACCACCACTTAAAATAGAAAAGAAACCCGAATATGAACACAGAATATACAGTGATTTTATTAGGGGTGTTAAGAAAAATGAAATAACAAAAGTTGAAGTAGATCCCAATAAAGATGTCGTATATTTTGAAGAAAGAAATGGGACTATAGCTACGTCATATTACGTACCTTCAGAAGATTTTTGGAAAACAATGTCTGAAAGTCAAGTTGATTTTGATTTAATTAGAATACCAAGCGGTGGGAATATGACTGAATTTATATCTTTCATGTTTATTACTATAGGGTTTTTTGCTATTTTTAGAATGATATTTGGTGCTAATGGTAGTGTGGGACAAAATCCCTTTTCCATGATGAAAAATGATATTGATGTGGAAAAACAGATACCGACGCGCTTTGAAGATGTTCAAGGTATAGACAGTGCGAAGGATGAACTTGAAGAGATTGTTGATTTTCTTAGAGAACCCGAAAAGTATTTTGGAACAGGGGCTAAAATTCCCCGTGGTGCTTTATTAACGGGTGCACCTGGTACAGGTAAAACTCTTTTGGCGCGCGCTATTGCAGGTGAATCATCCGTTCCATTTATTCAATGTTCGGGTTCATCATTTGTTGAAATGTTTGTTGGGGTCGGTGCAAAAAGGGTAAGAGACGTGTTTGAAATGGCACGTGATAATCAACCATGTATTGTATTTATTGATGAAATTGATGCTATTGGTAAAAAGAGGTCTAATAATGGGTTTGCAGCTAACGATGAGCGCGAACAAACGATTAATCAATTATTAACAGAAATGGATGGATTTGAAAATGATACAGAAATTGTTGTTATAGGTGCAACAAATCGTATCGATATTCTTGACGATGCTCTATTGCGTCCAGGTAGATTCGATCGTAAAATACAAGTTTCTTTACCCGATGTACATGGACGTGAGGAAATACTTAAGGTGCATGCTAAGGATAAACTTCTTGGTGCGGGTATAAGTCTTCGTGACCTTGCAAAACAAACGACGGGATTTTCGGGTGCAGATCTCGCAAACTTTATGAATGAGTGTGCGATAAGAGCCGTTCGTGATGGTAAAGATGGTATAATAACACCAGATATATCAGAAGATGTATTCCAAAGAATAGTTGTCGGTGCAAAAGGAAGTCGCACCGTTTCTGGTGCACGTAAAGCGAGAGTTGCATACCACGAGGCGGGGCATGCTATTATTGGTGTACTCATGCAAGAATACGATGAGGTTCGTAAAGTGAGTATTTTACCAAGAGGGGATACAGGTGGCGTTACATATTTTCAACCATCGACAGATGACGTTGGTATGTACACGAAAGATTACCTTTTATCAAAAATTAAAGTTGCACTTGGTGGACATGCAGCAGAAGAGATTGTATATGGAAGAGAACATGTTACTACGGGTGCATCTAGCGATTTTGAGCAGACGTTTAGAATTGCTCGTGATATGGTGACGATATATGGTATGAGTGAAACTATAGGTAAAATGAGTATTGATCCAAACAATATTTCACCACGAACGGCGAGTCATATTGATATAGAAGTTCACGATATAGTTGAAAATTGTTATACGGAAGTGAAGGAATTACTTAATTGTTATAGGGTTAAACTTGAACACCTGAAAGATATACTCGTCGAAGAAGAAATAGTTGATGGTAGTGTTGTGTATGGAATGATAGCGTCTTGTGATTTGATAAGTAGGTTAGATACAGAAGAAATGTTTGAAGATGCATGTGATAATGTTAAAGGTTGGAATGATTTATGTGACGATGATGGTAATATTATTTTACCCTAATATTATATGAACGAGGAAGGCGAGATTATTTTTTTAAGTGTAAGTTGGTTTATTATATGTAGACGTTTTATGGAAAATTTTAAATAGTTATAGTAGTATAACGAAATGCAATGTTTTCGTCCTATAACATTAGCGTATGCGAAAAACCCAGACAAAAGTAAAAGTTACAGTAGTTTTGTCCGAGGAGTTAAAAAGAATAAAATAAAAGATGTTCAACTTTATCCAAAACATAACATTGTCAGGTATAAGGATGAGGATGGGGTATATTATTCAACTTCATATATTTCGTCGAGTGAGTTATGGAAGGTTATGGACAGTAGTAAAACTGAAGTAAACGTTGTACCTGTAAAACATGGAACGAATAGTGTACCGGTATTTATTACGGTTGTTGTATTTGGATTATTTTTTCGTTTATTTATGTCGTCAGATTCAGTTAAAGGTTTATTTAATAAAAACGCGACGTTTAATATCGAGACTGATATATTAACGCGGTTTAGTGATGTTCAGGGTATAGATAATGCGAAAGGTGAGCTCGAGGAGATTGTTGATTTCCTTAAAGACCCAGATATGTTTTTAGGTACAGGTGCGCGTATGCCTAAAGGTGCACTTTTAACTGGAAAACCGGGTACGGGTAAAACGTTACTTGCACGAGCTATTGCGGGAGAATCTTCTGTACCATTTATTCAGTGTTCGGGATCATCTTTCGTTGAATTGTATGTAGGTTTAGGTGCAAAACGTGTTAGGGAACTATTTGAATTGGCATGTAAAATACAACCGTGTATTGTATTTATTGATGAAATTGATGCGATAGGTAAAAAGCGATCTATAAATGACGTTTCTATTAGTGATGAACGTGAACAAACGATTAATCAACTTCTTACGGAGATGGATGGGTTTAATAACGAAACAAATATCGTTGTTATAGCGGCAACAAATCGTATCGATATACTCGATGAAGCGTTATTGCGTCCCGGTAGATTTGATCGTAAAATTCAAGTGGCTTTACCAAATGTTTCAGGTAGAGAAGCCATACTTAAAGTTCATTGTAAAGACAAAAAACTGGACGATGAAGTTAATATACGTAATATTGCGAAACAAACGACGGGTTTTACGGGTGCCGATTTGGAAAATTTCATGAACGAGTGTGCTATTAGATCTGTTAGGGATACATTACACGATACAATAACTAATCAAATTATCGAGAACGTGTACCAACGACTTATTTATGGATTAAAAGGGAGTCAATTTTCTGAATCTAAAAAAACAAGGATCGCGTACCACGAGGCTGGTCATGCAATTATAGGAGTTCTTATGAAAGACTACGATACGTTACGTAAAGTTAGTATTTTACCTCGAGGTCAAACAGCCGGAGTAACGTATTTTCAACCATTACCAGAAGATATTGGTGTATATACGAAAGAGTATTTACTTTCGCGTATTAAAGTTGCACTTGGTGGACACGCCGCCGAGGAGATTGTATATGGAAGAGAACATGTTACTACGGGTTCGTCTAATGACTTTGAACAAACATATAGAATTGCGCGGGAAATGGTAATTACGTATGGTATGAGTGATATTGTGGGTAAAATAAATATTAAACCAGAATTCATGTCACATAACATGTCAAAACATGTTGATGAGGAGGTCCGTGCTATTATAGATTCGTGTTATTATGAAGTTATACATTTACTTAAAAAATATAGAAATTGTCTCGATAAGTTAAAAAGCATGCTCGTCGAAAATGAAATTATCGACGGGAGTGTTGTATACGAAATGATATTATCAGATGATGTACAGATGTCTAGTTTGGAACAGCTGAAGAATATTGATGATACGAAAATTCGTGCAATTTTATAATTAAAATATAACAATAAATAATAAGTTTATACAGTAACTATGACTTTAATGCTTATTACGTGTTTCTGTTTAGTTATAATATTGGCGTTTGGTATTAATTTTTACTGTAAACAATAGTTATATAAAGGTAAAAAACTATACCTAAGTAAATGGAATTTCTTAAAAATTTAAATAAAATAATACTCATTCAAGTTTCGATAAACACTATACGAAAGTTGATTATTGAATTACATCATCATAGTTAAAGAAAACGAACTATTTTTTCTATAATGAATTACATTGCTTGGGATACAGAAACGACGGGTCTCCCTAAAACTTTTAGAGGTGAAAGGGCGTCGGTAAATAATGTTCATAAATTTGATCAGTGTCGAATGTTAACACTGGCATTTGTTAAATACAGTTCTAGAGGTCGTGAACTTGGGTCGTACCATGGTATTGTATACCCCGATACATTCGATGTTGCAGCGACACATGTTCATGGTATTACTCAAGAGCATGCGAGAGAAAATGGTCAACCGTTTGGTTACATTTACGCATCTCTAAAGGAAGCTACGAGAGATACAAAACTTCTCGTCGCACACAATTCTTTTTTTGACGAGAACGTGTTCTTTTCTGAATGTTATCGTCGCGGGTTTAGTACGGAACCGTTTGAAAACGTTACATTTGTTGATACGTTAGATATGGCAAGGACGGTTTTTCCGACATTACGTAATCATAAACTTATTACAGTATATGATCACATTTTCGGAAAAGGTTTTGATGGGGCTCACGATGCACTAAACGATTCGCGTGCATGCGGGGAAGTGTACCCACGTCTTCGTGATAATTCATGGGTGTTAAAAGATATTGGAGTTGAGAAGATTATATTGAAAGCGTCGGATATTGCGGCTATTATAGGTAAGAACCAGTATAAGAAACCTGAAGAAATTATTGATAATCTCTGGAGTAAATATAAACCCGATACGTTCGAGGGTAAGACGAAAGAACAAGAGGCTATGGAAGCGATCGATAAATGTCAACTCACTAAGGATTTGTTAAAGGATTCAAAAACGTATAAATCGATTAATTCTTCGGACGTTGAACAGAAGTTTAAGGCGGTTTCAAATCAGGTCGATTTATATTCTAAACTTCGAGGTAAAGATAAGAAGAACGTGATTGATTATTTACGTAAAACCCTGTATACAAACCATGGTACACGTCACGAGGATACGACGGCGAGTAATTACGATGATCTTATTATTGACGAGAAATTTTATACGTACGACGTGTGTTCGCTCGAAGGAACGGTTTACCAAATTGTTGGTCGTATAGATAGGGTACGTGAAAACGAAGATGGTTCGCGTACGGTTGTTGAAATTAAGAATAGGTCACGCGGTTTATTCAAGACGGTCCGTGATTATGAGGAAATACAGTGTCAGACGTACATGGAGATGTTAAACGTTCGTAAGTGTGAACTTATTGAACAGTATAACGATTCACGTATTGGTTACGAGATTAACCGTGACGTGATGAGATGGAATAGTGAAATAAGACCTAAACTTATTAGTTTTTGTGAGTATTTCCACAGTTTACTTTCTAAATAATACTAAGAATGTTGTACATGCTACCATTTCTATTTGTACCTAAACTTATCGATAAAAGAATAAATAAACCTAGCAAACCAAATGTCCAGGA